CGGTGCTGCAGGCGAAAGTTAATTATGATTACATTCCCAACGTGAGTTTTTGGGGGGAAGATCGGGCGTTCTGTATCCGGGCGGCCGTCCATGGCTTTGAAATCTGGCTTGATACGCATTACCCCCCGGTGCATCTATACAGACCATCGGAACTGGATAAATTCGTTGAGAATGGCGGCTATAGGGCCGCTTTTTAATTTTGAGCAGATACCGGGCAACCGGATTTGACTATTGAAATCGTGGTCATGCGGGAGCAATACGCGGCGATATAGCGGGGGCGGGGCGCGAGTTGCGTATAAACAAATATTTTATTCCAGAGGCGAAAGCCTCTTTTTTATTGCCCACACCAAGGGCGGAAAGGATTGATTTTATGTTATTCAAATTGTTCATGCAACCATACATGGACGAGGACAACGGAGTTAATTTAGGAGGCGGGGGAGAACCCGCGCCAGAATCCAACCCAGCACCGGAACCCGCGCCCGAACCACAGGGAGGGAATGAACCGGAGCAGGCACCTTCACCGCAGAGCATCAAAGTTAAGTTCAACCACCAGGAGCTTGACTTGCCGTATGAAGAAGCGGTTACGCATATCCAGAAGGGCATGAACTATGACAAGGCTGTCGAACGTGCGCGGCAGGAAGCCGCGCAGCAGGCCCGCGACTCATGGATTGCCGAGCAGCGCTATGAATGGAAAGGCAAGCTCATTACCACTGAGGCTGAGTACAACGAAGCATTGCGAGAATCCGAACTTGAGCAAGAAATATCTCGCAAATATGCTCAACTGCCGGAAGATGTTAGGGCCGAACTGCTAGAGAATCGCAAGTTTCGGGAGCAGTACCAAACCCAGCAGAAAACAATCGAGGAGCAGCAGCGCAAGGCCCAGGAAGAAAAGGACTTTGCTGACCGTCGCAACACTATGTATGACGAGTTCTTTGCCGAGTTCCCCGACTACGACACTGAGGAAAAGTGGCAGACCATCCCCAAAGAGGTATGGCTAGAATCCGAAAAGTGGCTCAAGACCGGTGGCAGGGAAGGGCGCAGGCTGGCCGATGCCATGACCCGGCACAACTGGAAACAAGGCCAGGCGCAGGCCCAGGCCAACGATGTAAACCAGGCCAATGCCAATGCTTCGACAGGCAGCGCCCGGGGGCAGGCCAAGTCAGGACCCTTCTTCACCCGGGAACAAGTGGCCGCGATGAGCCGCGAAGAGATCAGACAAAACTACAACGCGATCAAAGAGTCCGAAGGGCGCTGGAAGTAAAACCGGCGCTTTTCTCATTGAAAGGAGAGTGACCCAAACATGGGGGCTAAAAATTTCATTCCGATGCTATGGGCAGAAGATGTACTGAAAGAACGAGACAAAGTTCTCATAGGCGTAAAGCACTGCAACACCGATTATGAGGGCCAAATTAAGGCCCAAGGCGATCAGGTTAAGATTCTGACCGTCGGGCCGGTGTTCTCCAAAGCCTATACCCGCAATACCGATATTGACGATCCGGACCTCGGAACCTCTGCAGCCCAATACCTGGTTATCGACCAGGGCAAATACTGCCATATTTACTTTGACGACCTGGATGCTGCTCAGACCCGTAAGGGCTTCTGGGAAGAGCAGAAACGGCAGATGGGCGTTACCATGGCCGGCGACCTGGACACCTTTGTTTTCGGCAAATATACCGACGCAGGGAAAACCATTACTCAGGCGGCTCTAACCACAGCCAATATTTTCAGTACCATTGCCAGTGCGGCGGAGTATTTCAAGACCGTCAATGTGCCCGAAGGAACCACGAAGTACCTGGAAGTTTCCCCGGCCATTGCGACCAAGATCATCCTGGCGAAGATTATCCGGGGCACCGACAACGACAAGCGGATTGAAACCGGTTACCTTGGCAATCTGCTAGGGTTCGACCTTTACGAATCCAATAACATTGTCGTGAACGGCTCGGCCTATGAGTGCCTGGCCAGGACCAAAGCGGCCGTCTCATTCGCCGCACAGTTAACCGAAACCGAAGCCTACAGGCCTCAGAAGAGATTCGGCGACGCCGTTAAGTCTCTCCAGGTTTGGGGCGGTAAAGTAGTTCGGCCCAAGGAGCTCGTCAGATTGACTTTAACTCCGGCAGCCGAAAGTACTATATAAGGGGGTGTAAGGAACAATGGCTGATTTCACTGCTTCTTTAGCTGTTAGAAACGCAGGGGCAACCTTCAACCTGCTGGCTATGCAAGACAGCCAGACCGTGGCGATGGACGTCGCTGACGAAAGGTTTGCCCTTTTAATCGAGAACAACAACGATTCCGTGGCCGTTAATACCGCCACCATCACCATTGCGCCCGGCGGGTTCCTGGCTAATGTGCTGGGTACTCTGTCGGTTGACGTAGCTGACGGTGGATCCTGCAAGACCATCGCCTTAGAAGGCGCTCGGTTTAAATCCACCGCCAGCAAAATTACCGTCGGATGCTCCGTTACCCAAAGCGGCACCGTGTCCAGCGTCAAAATGGGCATCGTGAAATTGCCCTAGATTTATAACTAACAGGGGGCGGCTTAGTCCGCCCCTTATTATTTTCAAGGAGGTATACAATGAAAGGCTATAGATTCTTTTCCGACCCCGGCCATGTCGTAAGCGATGGCAACACCGGGCTGCCTATGTTCAAATTCGATGAAAACGGCGAATATGTGACCCTGGACCCGGGCCTGGCCCAACGTATGGCCCCGCACTTTCAGCATGAGGAAATAGAGTTGGTTGAAGTTATGGGCCAAGACGAGGAACCCCAGGAAGAGGCAGAGGACGCAGGGGGCGATGCGCAGGCCCCTTGTTTCCCCTGCCCTCACCCTGGCTGTGATTTTGTAGCGGGCAATAAAGGCGGGTTGACGTCCCACATTCGGGCCAAGCACGGGGAGGTGGATTAAGTGAGCATAGAGGCGCTAAAGCAGTATTTTGTTAATCGCTCTAATGCGGCCAAGACCGCTGTCAATGTTGAAGTGTTGGGGAGAAATACGGAAGTAGTCCAGGAGGGAACGGCAACAACCGATGCCGGCACTGGACTTGCTTTTGATGTTCAATATCTGGGGCTTTTAATCAACGATTCTACAACCATAAACTTGTTGTTTTCCTTTGATGGAGTGAATTATAAAACGCTTAAGCCAAGCGAATACATCGGAGATATGGCGATTAGCGCAACCAAGCTATATGTAAAATCGGCTTCTAGTACCGTAGCATTTCGGGCCTGGGGGTGGAAATAATGGGATTCGGGCAAAAAATAATCCCGTCTGCTGCTTCATTTATAAATACTTTTGGCATTACAGTTACCAATATTGTTAGTAATGGTAATTTTGCATCAGGCACTACCGGATGGAGTAATTATTTCTCTACCAAGGCAGCAGTCAATAATATTTTATCTGTGACGGGTGATGGTAATGGCAATTCTCCTTATTGTTATAAAAATACCGGCATTGCAGCTGCAAACGGGAAAAAGGTATTTGTCAGTTTAAAATACAAAGTCACTAATAGCTCTTGTCAAAAGGTGCAGATACAAGTTAAGGGTTTAACCAGCGGGAGTGTGCTGGTTGACATTCTCTCTCCGACACAAGATACCCTGTATACCTTTAGCCGCCTTTTTACAATGGTAAACCCGGTGGGAAATATCGAAATTAGAATAGTGCATTATTATGCGGATGCCGATACTGCCAACGGCAAGGTCTTGCAACTAAGCGAAGTTATGGCAATTGATGTAACAACGCTTTACGGTAAGGGCAATGAATTAAATGAAGCAGATTGCAGGGCTAAATTCAGCACATGGTTTGATGGTTCGCAGGTGTTCATGGAAAATTACCGCAATATTAATTTTAATACTCTCTTTGCCCAAAAAAATATCCGTACAAAGTATGTGCCCGGTAAACCCATCGTTTCTGCGCCCCTTGTGGCTTCAAGTTGGGCTGCTGACACAAATTGTACTTTGGAAACAAATTACGCAGATGCGGACCAGGGATACCCAAGAAAATCTTGCGTAAAGATTATCGCAGGGGGTAGCGGGACCACTTTTAAGGCTTCGACTACGTTAGGGTCAGAGGCTAACCTGTTAAATAAGCACCTTTATGTGCGTTACAAGGTTAATTATGGAACTGTTGGGGGTTCGGACGAATATATCAAACTATCTGAAATAAGTGTGAGAATATGTGACTACACTGGACGTACCGCATATCAGGAAGTGCCTATATGGAGTTATTCCGGGGATTATTCTCATCCTGGAGTCTGTGAAATATCTGTGCCACTGACTGAAGGAACAGCCGTTAACACTCCTAATCTAGCTAGAAGCAAGTATATTGAGGTATATGGTGTTGTTGCTACTGATACAGCCCCAACTATTGAAATACTGGAACTGAGAGTTGAGGATGTACCATTAAAAGCCGTTATAATTTGGACGTTCGATAACATATACTCAGCCCAAAAAGATGCTTGCGATTATCTTAAATCAAAAGGGATGTATGCAAACTTATTCTTTTGCCATACAAGCGTTGGCGGTACTGGTAGGTTAACACAAACCCAATTAGACGCTTTGTATGCCGATGGGCATGTATTCTGTTGTTACCCTTGGGTATTGGCAAAATATTGGCAAAATATGACCTTAGCTGAAAAGCAGTACGCAATTAAAGATCAGCGAGATTGGATGATTACGCAAGGATATACCCGAGGTCTTAAAGCGTTTAGTACTCCCGGAGGTTCTTGGAGGGAAGAAGACGATCTACAAATAATCGGCAAATATATGGAAACCTGCGCAGTTGTAGATAATGAATCTGGAACTATACAATGCAACGGGTTCTCTAACCTAAAGAAAATAGCCAGAACGGTATCAGATGCTAACCCTAACGGTCCGTTTGCTGATAAATTGACCATAGCCATTGATGGCAAAGGGTTAATGAATGTTTTCCACCATTTAGATGGAAGCTCTGATACAACCACATTGGTCGATTTGGAAAGTAATATTGATAGTGCTGCTGCTGCTGTAACCGCTGGCACCTTAGAATGTCTGACTATTGACCAGTTGTTAGACAGGTATCTTTTTTAACTAACGAAACAGCAAGCACGGAATAGAGCCGGTCAGAAATGGCCGGCTATTTCATTTCTCCCTTGAAAGGGGGTATTTTTTTGAGTTATACCGGAACAGAAATATTCAATATGGCCGTCGCTATTATCGACGAGATTTCCGACACAGGGACGATTGCGGACACTCAGATTAAAGAATACAAATACCGCGCGCCGTACCTGCTGGACCTCTGGCAAAAGGAAATGGTGAAGTCGGGCGACTTTTTCAAGACTTTTGAACTGGATTGCTTCCGCAAAAAGAACCTGCTGGGCGACCTTAACCAGATGGGGATTATCGTTGAGAACAACGGCGAATCGCAGGTATACAGCGCAGCCGGGGCCTATTGCTTTTATCTTGAAGTAGACGGAGATTGCACCATTGCCTTTGCGGAGGGCGGCGTTTCCTTGGCCGGTTCCTACTCTTTCAACGGTGGAGCGGCCACAGCCTTTACCGGCAGTATCAGCATAACCGTCCCAGCTGGCACGACCTCGCTCCTGCCCATCAAGAGAGTGCTGACGGCGGCCGGCGGCAATGTGACCATGA